GCACCTGCTTTGGGAGCAGGGGGTCGTGGGTTCGAATCCCGCTACCCCGACAATTTTATACCTAACAACCTATTTATTAGATTGTTAGGTATGGTCGTTTAAATATGACCGGGAGAGAAATGCGAGATGTTTAATCAAGGGGAGATTTGAAAAATAATCTCTTCTTAAAAAAAAATGTCTGTTCAAAAAAATTCCCTGATTTCGGAGGTAATTTCCTATACGCCTCCAAAACTTTATACCGGGAAAACCGGTAACGATTGGTATGTAGGATTCTACGCTTTTTGTCCCATTGCGGGAAAACTTAAAATCAAAAGAATCAAGATCAATCACATACCCAAAATTTCAGATCGAAGAAAATACGCCGCCGATTTAATCAATCGGATTCATGAACAGCTCCGTCGGGGGTGGAATCCGTGGATTAACGAATGTCATTCAAAAGGACTGGCTCTATTTTCAGAAGCTACGGATAAATACAGGAATTATATTACTCGATTGCGTACTGATGGCGTTTTGAGGGAAGAAACCTACATAGGATATATTTCTTACCTTAGAAACCTCGTTCGCTATAACGCTTCTTTAAAAGTTCCCATTACTTATATATATCAATTCAATCGGGAGTATATAAACGAGTTTATCGAGCATATCTACATTGAGAGAGAAAACAGTGCACAAACCCGGAATAACTATCTTTCATGGTTACGAATTTTTGCCGGATATCTACTCAAACATGGATATGTCGATAAAAAGGTTACGGACGGAATAGATCTTATCCCTAAACGCTCCATAAAGAAACAGCGCACAGTCATTTCTGAAAGCGATTTGATCCGATTACAAGAGTATCTAAAAGCCAGAAACAAACGTTTCCTACTGGCTTGTTATATTCTTTTCTATTGTTTTGTACGTCCCAAAGAGATAAGTTATATCCATATCGGCGACTTTAATGTAAAGGCCGGTACTCTCCTACTCCACAGCGACTATACAAAAAATCATAAAGATGCAGTATTGACTATCAATCGGAAAATTATCGAGTTGATGATAGACTGTGGTTCTTTCTCTTATCCGAGTGATTATTACTTATTTTCCGATGGTCTTACCCCCGGCCCGAAATGGAGAAGCGAGAAACAATTTCGGGACTACTGGACACATTACGTCCGAAAAAATCTTCGATTCCCTGTGTCATACAAATTCTACTCATTGAAAGATACCGGGGTGACATCGATGTTACGGGCGAGGATCGATAATATATCGGTCCGTGATCAAGCACGGCATTCCTCGATTCTCATCACGGATATATATACGCCGCACGACATCGAGCAAGCCAACCCCATTATTCAGAAGTTCGACACTGTTTTTTAATTATTTATGTACATTTGCAAAAACTATTCAGATATGGAACAAAAGAGTGAAATCGTATTATACCAACCGGAAGGGGCTGTAAGTTTAGAAGTCCGTTTAGAAAATGAGACCGTATGGCTGACACAACAACAGATAACAGAATTATTCCAACGTGAAAGAACCGTTATTACAAGGCATATTAACAATGTATTTAAAGAAAAAGAATTAGATGAAAAAAGCAATGTGCATTTTTTGCACATTGCAAATTCAGATAAACCGGTGAAGATTTATAGCCTTGATGTAATTATATCCGTCGGATATCGGGTAAAGAGTCAAAGAGGTACGCAGTTCCGCCAGTGGGCGAACAAAGTCCTGAAAGAATACATGCTGAAAGGTTATGCCATCAACCAACGAATCGAATCACTCGAAAAAACAGTTGCGGCCCATTCCGAAAAAATAGACTTCTTTGTCCGCCATTCCTTACCGCCGATAGAGGGAATATTTTTTGCCGGCCAGATATTCGACGCCTACAAATTCGTTTGCGATCTTGTCAAGTCAGCCCGAAAAAGTATCGTCCTTTTCGACAACTATATAGATGAATCTGTCTTGACTTTATTCGGGAAACGAGAAAAATCGGTGTCGGTGGTGATTTATACGGATAAGATCACTCCGCAATTAGAGCTCGACATCAAGCGATTCAACGCCCAGTATTCGCCTGTAAAGGTCAAATTATACACAAAGGCGCACGATCGGTTCCTAATCATCGACGGGGAAATCTACCATATAGGCGCTTCGCTGAAAGACTTGGGAAAGAAACTTTTCGCCTTCTCGAAAATATCGGCTATTCCGCCGGAACTTATATACAACAATCTATAATATCCAGTTGTCGCAAATTTTGCGACAAGTCAAAACAAGAAAAGCCGGTGATTAACCGGCTTTTTCATTTTCGTGTTTCAGGTAGTTCCGTTAAATACGTTCTTACTTTCGTTTCTTTTAGTTTAAGGAGATCACGCTCGCACAAGGTAGTTTTAGGTGATTTCGCACGCTCTTATTTATTGTTATATAAATATCTGTAATCCTACTGCAAATATATATCGTATGATTCTATTATGCAACCTATTATACGTTTTTCTTTCTTTCCGGCTCGATAATGTCGGCCTTGTTCTTGAACCATTTGAATATATTGATCCGAAACTTGCTGCCTCTTGATTCGAAATAATTATTGAAGCAGGAATTTATTTCACAGCCGTAGATCACGAACAGGACAACAGCCGGAAGTATGGGAATACCGAAAGGTTGACCGAATGCAGCTCCGAAACTGGTTGCAACCAATATCCAACATATATAGTCGATCATCTTATTGACAGTACGTCGGATTGCCCGGCTTTTCCGTATGGTTTCGCCTCTTTTTTTAGAGGCTTCTATCCCAAATTTGAAATCGGCAATAATCAAACAGAGAGCGGCCACGATGAACCATTTCACCGGCTCGACGAACTCGATGAACGAGGTTAGCCAACTTGCCAACATGCCGGAGATTACATTTCTTTCCTGCATATATATGTTATTAAGCATTATTTTCTCGTTCTATTTCCTCTTGCAAAGCCTGTTCTTTGGCTTTTTGATAGCTTAGATGTTCTTCCGGGGTAATCTCCCGCACGGTTGAAGCGTCGAAATCTGCCGGTGTGTACATCGCTTTTACACCTTCGTAAGTCTTTATATCATCGCCTTCTTTGTAGGTAGTCAGGTAATTACCTTCCGTTGCAGGAGTAATCTTTTGATAAGTTTTTTCTTCTATATTCATGGGTATTTGTTTTTTATGTGGTTTTGTTTGATTGAGTTCTTTTCTCCCTTACATTGAATCGGCGAAATTAACCGTCCAATTCTCCTCCGTCAGTTTCGCTATGATACCTTCCGATTCTAAGAAGGTTTGCGCAGCCGTGTTGAATGTCAACGTAGCGGCCGGTAGTCCCAAAGTTTTTAAAGGAGCTACACCGCTTTCTCCGGAAGCATAGGCAAATCCTCCTAACAGTTTTAAAGTATCTTCATCGATATTCGGGGAATCTGCCAGCGATAGAGCGGTGTGTAAGAAGATCACATCGCCGATCGACGACAAAGCCGAGCACCCCTTGAACATGTTTGTTGCTTCTGTTACGTTCGAAAAATCCCAGTATTCAAGAGATTGCATGGATTGGTTATTATAGAATATAAAGCTACAATTAGCAATTTTCGGAATATTTATCTTCGGGAAATGAACGATAGGAATATTTGAAAAAGCGTATGTTGCGGTGACGATATCCGGTAAATCGATATTGCCTATTTCCGTTAGTTTTGAACTTTCAAAGGCGTTAAATGCGGTATATGCACTTTGAACGGATAAATTTAAGATCTTACTTATATTACTTCTCTGAAAAATTCCTTCTAATGACGGCACATCTAACGGCTCTATATTTACTTCATCATTTAGACTTGTTGTGCCACGAAAAGCCGCCACAACATTAGTCATTTTCCCCCAATTTAAGTTTGAAGGTAAAGAAATTAGAGATTTGCAGGTGTCAAAAATGTATGACAAATCCGTCACATTCGAGAAATCGAATACTTCGGGTACTTCCTCGAATGTAGAATAAGAGAATTTAATCCCCTCCGCCGCCACGTCGATTTTGGTAATGGGTACGAGCGTGCCCGTCAACTTCTCGCCCCGTACATACGCCGTTTTTCCAGCCATAATATCGGCAGCCGTGGCCGTAGCGTCGGCCGTCATTTCCGCCAACGTGGGGCACTGCTTCGAAGGTTGCCCGGCTTGTATCAATCCCAATCTTCCTAAACTCATGGCTAAATCATTTTAGTAACACGGAAGGAACCAGATACCGGATAAAAAAATGTACCTTTCGAGATATAAAAACATTCTATTGTCCCAACTGTACTATATACATTAGATATAGTTCCGTTCATATCAAATTCGAGTTCGGCAATGCCGTTAGTGCCGGACTCGGTAAATATCCGGTATATCCCCGACTCCGTAATTTCGAAGTTTTCACTTTCATCTAACGTAATGTTCCCGCCGGGCTGCAAAACCCCGATCGGGTTCCTGTTGATATCTAAGGGTTGATATTTGTTCATGACAGAAATGTTTTTAATCTTTATAATATCCGCGAATAACGGCCAAGTTGTTCTCCAAGCCGGGAACCGATGTGTCGAATGTCACCGTAAAGCTGTTTTCGATCACGATTCCGGGATCATTTTTCAACTGCCACGATTCGCCGGGGAATATCTTCACGTTTCCCAATACATAGGCAATCGATGTGCCTTGATTACGGAATATGATAATCGACGGGGAATTCGTGCCCTCGTTCTCGATCGTCCCGTTCGACGTTCGGATCGTGTTCTTATATATGATTTTTAGAGGTCTAATCATCGTTATCTCGTTTAAAAATGTACCACAATATTATACCGGCGCAAATGATGGATCCGGCAATGAAAAAGACGTTGAAACCAGTTTCTAACCCCATACTTTTTTTTTTAGATCAATCCACCTCTTAAATTCTCCTACGGTGATCCGGTCGTCATGATCCAAATCGATACCGGGGTTTGCGTCGGCTATCACCTTCGCCGGGAGTGTCGATGTTTGCAACACATAGCTGTCCGGTTTTCCGAGGGCGGCGGGAAAGAAGGTAACGAGGTATAGATCATACAAAGAGCTCATCTTGCCCCGATACGGATAAAAATACTTATACACGTAGTCGAGTTGGGCGACATTCGACATCTTCCGTAGGGCTTCGGTCGTCGTACCTAACCCTTTCGCTGTGTCCGGCATGAACTGGATAAGGCCCGATGCGCCGCCATTCGGATTATAAGCCGCCGGATTCAACCCGCTCTCCGAGTTCATGACGAACATAAGCCAATCGGGCTCTATACCCAGTTTTGCGCAGATTAGTCGTACCTTCTGCAAGAATGCTTCCTTATTGCTTGTTACTTTATTTTCGAACCACATGATATATAGCTATTTATATTGTTATTCTTCCTGAATGACTAAAAACCAAACGAGGGCTACCGCTCCGATCGCAACGGCCCACTTCTTCCAGCGCAAATCCTGACCGGTGACTACCACGTCATCGAATCCTCCACCGTCAAGGGCGCCATCGTCCGAGGTTTCCGGGGATTGAAGCACGGTATTATTCCGGGACGGCATGATGATTCTTTTTTTTCTGTCTTTCCGTTCCATACGCTACATATTATTTTTCAACAACAACAGACCGAGAGCCAATACACCGGCTCCGGCCAATACGTTTTTCTCGACGACTTCCGTAGATGGGTTATGGTCCGAAGTCCCGTTCTCGATATCCATATTGGCTTTGATTTCGTCGGCCCAATCCTCCATAAAATTGGGGTCGCCTCCATTGGGGTAAGCGTTAATTCTTAAATGACTATCTATGTCAGGATTCCATTTGTATATCCTTTGAGTAACATTCGTTAAAGGATAATCAAGTTTGTCCCCTCTCAAAAAAGATCCGGGAAGCAATATATAAAGATACGAATAACCATTTTCAGCATTATAACTATATTGATAATCATAATCGTAGAACATAGGATATTCATATTTTGGGCCGTATATCTCTCGACGAAATGATATATTTACTTTTTGTCCATTTATTTCATAATCTTCATAGAACGATATAAGATCTTCACGAACAAATCCGAATTTAAATACCTCATAATTTTTAAGAATTGATTCAAAATCTTCGGGAGTGACAAATCCCATAAATTCTTTTGTCCATTCATACAGCTCCTTATATGTCTCGTATTCAGGTCTTGGAAGATATCGCCAATACCAAAATACAGTATTTAATTGAATATGTTCTTTAACATACACATAATGCCAACGTCCATCAGGCATATCAATGAATTGACCGGTCAAAACCAAAGGAAATCGAAATGTATACTCTGTATCGGTTTTATGCCCCTCATTTTCTTTCGAATGTTTATAAAATTGATTCATGTGCATATTGAATACAGAGAAAGCATCATTCGAGGGGCGCGCCCTCAATGATAAAAAGGTACAAAGACGACCGACCGATATACCTTGCAACTCTTTGGAATATCCTATTGCAGCAGATTTATAATGACTTTCTAATTCTTCCCAATACGGAGAAGAGCCGGGCCATTCATGTACTAAATCCTCCGGTTTTAAAAGTGGTACGGTATTGTAATTATAGTTCCAAGTATTTATCTTGAAATTTTGAGTATTGAGAGGTGGATGCACAGCATTACTACACCATATTTCCAACTCCTCTTTTGTTAGAAATTTGATATATGAATTTGGATCGATATATGCTGGATTGAATAGATTTGCCATAATTTAAAAATTGTTTTTAATCCACTTGACCACCCAAATAGCACCTACGGCAATGGCTCCATATTTCAGTATAGAAAACCATGTTATATTGGTTGCACTTTTCCAATATCCCTTTCCATACCCTTCTTGATACGCTTTTTGTACGTCCTTATTGATAAGAGCTAATGCCTTTTCTCTTTCGGCATCCGGAAGCATCGACAGGATATTTAAGAGATCTTCCGATGCTTCATAATCGTATGAGGCCTCCGATGCCGTATTTTTAAAATTCTGATAAAAATAAGTGACAAGAGAAGCCACGAGTGCAGCACCAATGACTAACACTATTGTAGTTACAAGTCCAACTCCGACAAATGGAGTATCGTTAACAACAGCTTTGAGAGAAGGGACGAAGGAAACAAGCGTGCTTTCCCCTTCCTGAATATCTTTCGTAAAAGAACCGGAACGAATAATATTATTCCGATTAGCGACACGAGAATACAGAGTTTTTATTTGGCTTCTATAATATGAAGAAGATTTCCCGTTTCTTTCCAAATTACGGCACAATTCACTACATACGAGCAAATTGGTTAATATCTTCATATTATAATCGATAATCAAATCGAGCTGTGCCTGTGCCTGATTATATTCGATAGGATCGACCGTCTTTAACTCCACATAATCCTCACGTACCCAACCCCACACATTTTTCCCATCGACCGCGCCGAGTCGATACCAGTTCCAGCCGTCCACATTTTCATAATTTCCGTCTGTCATTCCGGCAAAACCTTTTATTTCGTATAGGACATCTGAACTATACGAAGGTTTTGCATACACCGTTACACTGGTAAATCGGGGAAATACCCCTTTATTGAATATGTTAGGATTGTATTTCATATCATGCGAACTGTTTAATCATGCCCAAGAGAGCGGGGTTTTCTTCCAATTTGTCACACAGTTTTTCCAACAAGTTCAGATAATCGGGTTCGATGGCTGCCAGCCGTTCGGCGATCCGCAATATCCGGGAGTTGTCGTCGGTATTCGATTCCGGTGCAGGAACCCGGATAGGCTGCGAAGTTCCGGCAACGCCTACCTGCATGCCCGGTTTTCCGAAGAACCTTTCGAGAATAGCCGGAAGATAAGGGGCTACACGGCCGATTGCGGACTGCAAAGGGCTTTCCCGTTCTTCTAATTCTTCCTCGTACTCTTTTACCTTCGATTCGAGCTCGGCGATACGGAACTCTTTCTTTTGAGCGTCGAGAGCCGCGGCGATTCTCCGGTCCACTTCATCGGAAGGCACGCCGCCGATATTCACCGCTCCCATTTGAGAGGAAACGGCCGTTACATCATCTTCCAGCACGAAATAATCCCGATACCAGTTTCTCCGGGAATTTCCATCGGACATCTCGATGTAATATTTCCCCGGTTCCAAATAGTCGAGGGTACGGGACAATCGATCTTCCATCGTCTTTTTATTCTCGCCTTCCTCGCTCTGGAACTGGAAAGCGTCAGCGCCGGGAGAGGTACGAATCTGTATCTGTTTCACGTTCGGCGTCGATTTCACCCATTCGATTAGATTTTCTTTTCCGCGTATCATATCTGTCAGTTTTTAATCTTCGTATTCAAAGTTCAAGAAAACGACCTTATCCCCTACCGTCTGGGCGATATTTTGGGAGAGCTCTATATAGGAACTCGGTAAGTCGGCTTGCAGGTTATCCATATTCAGCCTGAAAGGGAAATTCCATTGTGAGAGATATAATACCGGGAAACGGTATAATATGATATCCGATCGCAGAATAAGAGTCAAGAACGAATTATCCGGCGCTACGATTTCCTTTACAGTGGGTGTCGTCGTGTTCACAAAAACCGACGTGGAGTAAATGTTTCTGAATTTCTTATCGACCAGAACCCGGTTGTCCGGCAAGTAATACCTATTCGCCGAATTGGAATATACGGGAACGCTCATCGATTGGATTCTCAATTTTCCGGCGGGAGAAAGCTCGTTATTGCCGACCTTCGAGGTATAGAAGAAGGTAAGCATGACATGATTAGCCGGGCTTGCGGCATAATTGTTCGTAATATAGCAGTTCGGCAGTACAAGGTAGCGGTTTACGGGAATCTGGCGACCTCCGAAGGAGAAATAAACCAGAGGAACATTCGATATAAAATCGTCGTTCTCCAAATCGACCAGAGTAAGATTCATATAATAAAGCCTGTTTCCGTCTATAAGATTTCCATCTGGATCCTGTATATTACCATCATACGACCAAAAGGCAAAAACGCCGGTAATAAACTTATCGGACAAAACAGGTGTGTCCGGTAAATACACGCGCTCGCCGGGTTTAGCTTGGCTCATATCCACAACAATGGAATAAGCTCCGGTAAAGGGAAGATATGATAAACCGATATTATTCATAATAGAAAGATAAATTTAGGGTTTGTATAGTTTCGTCCGTGGATCGTATCAAAATTTTACTTCGGTTGAAATCGATCTCTACCGGATCTATGAATTTTCGTTGCAAAGAAATCGGTGTATAGTTCTCATAAATCGAGGTAAAAGACATTCCATCTATAAATTGTAACGGAATGTAATTTATATATCTGGTTTTATCTTTCGGAACTAAATACAGATATCCGTTTATGGTTCCGAATACTCGATCCGGCTTACCTGTTGTAGATCCGACCATCGCATATACGCCGGTTATTTTTTCGTCTTTCAATGCCTGAACCTTCCGGAAAAGGGATATTTCCATAATTCCGGCAACGTGAAAGGTTAAATTGTACAGGTTCTTTTGAGAGGGAGCAGGAAGATTATCCTCTCCGATATATACCGAAAAGAACAAGACAGAGGTCTGTTGTACCGAGACAGGAACGGAAATAAACGATCTTTCCCAATCTATCTCACTGTCTATTCTCGGCAAGTCGTTTCCGGTGTAGGTAGAAAAATAGTTGATAAAGAGGGTATCGACAATTAAATTCCCGGAAGTGTCATACAGCGTTACGAATAAACTGTCGAGCGATAAAATGGGATATCGTCCGGAAAGGTCCAAGCCCTTATCCGGATTAAGGACTTCCAAATATAAAACCTTCTTTCCCTGCAAATGGGTAGACACGGGAAAATAAACCCGATCTTCGCCCGGATTTACAGTTAATTGTATAAAGTCTACATTCTGTATAACGTATTCCCTCATTTCTTTTCTTTTTAAGATTTCCCGGAGATAGAGGCCACTCCGGGAAATCGATTGTCTGACACTATTATGGAATCATCACGCGGGGGCGAGGAAGTCGTTCTCGTCGCCCTTGTAGTTTTCGAGCAACAGGGCTCCGTTCTTCACGAGGAAGCCGAGCATAATGAGGCTTAATCCTACGACGCCCTTCGGAGAGCTTGCCGGCTGGAATACCGACGTGTTGGCACACGGGAATTTCAGATTGAAAGTCTGTTCTTTCGTTCCGGCGAAAGCAATCATTTCCGGGGTATAGAAAATCTCGTCGAGTACGGAACTGTCGAGCGATACGACTGCGGCATCGGTTGTTCCGCTGTTGGCAGCTTGGTGCGATACGTTGAAGATAGAGGTTTCCAAAGCCTCGAACGTTACCGTCGTTCCTGTTTGCAAACGAAGCGAACCGCCATAAACGCATTGAACATCTACGGGGATCGTGTCGGTCGAACCCATTCCCTTCGCTTTTGCAACGAGATCGGATAATGAAGTAGCAAGTACGGCGGCTCCCGGATTGGCTGTCATCTCGTAAATCAGAAACAACCCCATGCCATAGGCAAGGAATAAATCGTTACGATTCAACAGTTGCCCGTATGTGCCCTGTTGCCCGTTCTGGCGCATGGGATCGAAAACATAGTTTCCTACTCCGTTTACCAAAGTCTGGTCTATACGGAGATAGGACGATTGTGGGAAAAGTTCGGGACTCAGCTTCTGCACTTTTTTTCTTGCGTCCTCCCAACGTTTGCGAAGGTGAGGAGCTATAATTTGATTATTCATGATTTACCTTGTTTTAAAATAAGACATTTTTAAACGGCGTGCCTTTTACATTAGGACGCTCTCTTGATTTTTTTTTTGACCCTTGCCGATAATGCTTTTGCGATAAGCCGCATTCGCACCGTACAGGGCATTGTTAAACCGGCTGAACGGAGTACCGGCCAACGAAGGAACCGAGCTTGCGATCACGCCTGCCGCTCCCGCACCGATCATGCCAGCGCCCAATTCTCCGATACCGTCCATCTTCACAAGGGAAGGAAGGATAGCACCGACGGCGATAGCTCCCAAATCGGTATATAAAGAACTCTTTCCTTTCATGATGGTTCCTTTCACCACCTGACAGATGGCGCCGCCTGCGGCTCCACCGAGGACAGTTTTAACGATTCTGTCCGTTTTCGTTTTCTTTTTCATAAAACAATCTTTTTTACCTGTTAATTACTTACTTCATTTTACGCACTTTGTCGATGATGCGTTTCTTCTCCGCTTCCTTACGTTTGAGGTCGTTGTTGTAGCGGTCTACCTCTTTGCAACGTTCTTCGTAGCGTTTCCAAACCTCTACCGAGCTTTTCATCTTCGGCTGTTTGGGGTACTTTTTCTGTTTTGCCATTTTCTTTATTTTTTAGGGGTTTATAAAAGTTATTTTTTCTTCTTTTTCTTGTCTCCGCTTCCGCCGAATATCAAAGCCATCAATACGCCGCCTACCAGTAGAATACCGAGAAGATTCGAGCCGGCGACTGTTCCGGTCGGCTTGCTGAAATCTAATAGGGGATTGTCCGTGGTACTGTTATCGGGATATGTGTTATTACTATCTGTAACAGTAAAGAGTCCATCTGTCGATGACGGTCCATTTACTTTTAATTCCTCATTCATCTCATCTTCATCTTTTCCGAATATTTTTGAAAGAAGGGCTCCTATCGCAGATATCAATCCGGCAACGACAGTTATAATAGATAAAATATCACCCACAACAGGAATTTTTCCATCGCGAATCATAATTAAAAAAATGGGACCACTATAACCATATTTGGAGTAGATAGCCGAATTTACAACTGACAAAGCCTGTTCTTGCGTTAATACATTATTTTTATTCAGCTTGTTATAGAAATCCTTATAATAAGCCCTTTTTTCTAATACAACAGGAAGATGCGAAAACTCTGATACTCTACTATCAGGAATAAATGAGTACATAAAATATTCCGCATTGGTTGTAAGAGTTTGTTCTATCTTATTTATTTCTGCCTGTGTTGGTTTTGATCCCGAAAGGGATGCCGCTCTCATTTGTCGATATGAAGCCCTCCCGACAGCCACATCGCTACCGAGGAACTCCGAAGCGTCGAAACCCGGTGTACTGATACCGGTAGTTTCGAGCAGGTAATCGATATCTTCTTCATTGGCTATCACATTAGCAGACTTTTGTACGATAGCACTAACCATGATATTCATTACTTGTGAACGTTGCTCGTTGGTCGTTCCGACAGGCTGGTTAAAGGCCCCTTCGTCGTACATCACCCGGAGACAAGAGATGCCCTTTTCGACATCGCCGAATCCGTCTTCCGAATATTCATATAAAAGAATAGCCACCGTCGCCACGTCCATAAGGTTCTCAATACGGTTGGCAAATGCTGCGTCTTTCGCTGCGACGGCTCCCTTATACAAGGTATTCAACGCATTCAGGTTGATTAAAAAATCTTGCTCCACACGGGGCAAATATTCCTTGCCCTCTATTTCGATCATTTCGGTTTCCGTGAAGTAACCGATGCCGGGACCGGATAACCGGCTTATTTCTGTGGTTCCTTTCATATCTATTTTTTTTGTATATGGACATTCTTTGTTGAATACGGCTTTTCCGTTTTCGTCCCGATAGACGGGATCAACGATGATTTCTTTTCCGTCTTCGTCGATCGCCACTGCATAGACGTGCGTAGGATCGCTGTTGCCTTCATAGGCAGCGAACCGGAACAAGTGAGGAATACCCATGCACCGAAGGCACGAGCAAATAAAGATCGAAAAGCTCTTACAATCCCCCTCGCCATCGCTCCATAACCTCGCCGGGGTTCTGATCCATTGCTTTTGCAAAGGGTCTATCTGGTATTTGATGTTTTTATCGACGAAATCGAAAACAGCCCGGCAACGGGAAAGGGTGTCATTCCCCGGAAGGTTATCGGCCAGCTCCTGAACTTGTGCATAGTCGGAGTTGTAGCAATCGACGACCGCCTGCATGATATCCTTCGTCTTGCCCTGACGATTGATGATCGTATCTTTATGTTCGGCTTGCGCTATCATTCCGTAGTAGAGGTTATTTCGGTTACTTCCGCGTCTTTGTCATGGGCGACATCGGTAACTTTGTCGCCGCTCGAAAACAGGTTCTTAATCATTTCCACAAGGGAAACCAGTGAAGGAATACGCACGTAGAACGACGGGGTAAACTGGTAACTGGTTCCATTGGCGCCGAGTCGTCCGTTTATCGAGACATCGATGTGGTATTTACTTGAATTTGTGGCTAAATAAGCATTCAGGAGGCTAAGCAGTTTAGAGGTTTTCAGGCTTACCCGTGCCCGTACCGTTACAGTCTGGTAAGATTCCAAAACCACGTTATTGAGGCTTTGGCTCGACGATCCGACGAACGTACCGTTCAAATACAGGCTGAACTGTATGCCATTCAAGACGACCCGGTTCTGCGAAAGGTTTTGCAGCTGGAAATCTATGTCTACCGTGGTATAATCCCATTTGATAGAGAAAAATCGGAAACCCACGACTTCGATGTTCGTTTTCATCAATGCCGTAGCCGTGGAAAACTTGTTATATAAATAAAGAAGGGCAGCGCCTCCGATAAGCCATTTTAGAGCACTCATTATTCGTTCTTCATTATCATGCGGAACGAATATAGGTATCTTCTTACCGGAGGCTGCAAGAATTGCAATTTATGAAATTTTTGACCGTCTTTTAACTTGGTTTAACTTCCAGACCGAGGAAATCGCAGAACTTGACCCATTCGACCGGCGAATATTTGGGCAAAGAATATGCATCGCGGTACAGCCGGACCAACCGGCAAGCCTTGCTCTCGCTGATCTTCAACCGACGCGCTATCTCTTTGTTCGTCACAATATCGATTTGCATGTCTATTTGTTTTTTTAATGTTTTATTTATGTCCGAAAATGGTTGCAAAAATCAACTTAATTTTTAAATAGCTAATAATAAAGCCATTACGATTTTTCAAATTTAATGAATTTATTGAGAAAATCAATGTAATCTATTGAAAATCTTTTGTGTTTTTATCGTTATATTCTCTTTTCGTCCAAAAAAAATCCTGTGACTTGCGCGAAAAACCTGTTACATTTGTTGCACGATGGGGGAAATCTTTCAAAAGGGCGATGTGCAAAGCGTTTCACGGTGTAACAAACTTTTTTACAAGAGATGTTATCGTAAAAAAAATTTGTTACAATCCGGGAACGCAAAAATCGATTTGTTACAATTTCCGATTTTGTTACAAGATTTGTTACAGCTTTTTTATTATATAATGCCTTTATTATCATATTATTATCTTTATTTTGTAACAAATGTAATAAATGTAACAAAGTTTCAGTCAAAAAATTTTTTTATCCTTTTCTCGGACTTATCCGAATTAGCAAAATGACAAGAAAAAGCACGATTATCAATCCTATTGCTTCCATTATCTTTTTGAAAACGTTGTTTTCTTTTTCCTCCACATATTTGTTTTCTACGGTGGTCGAGGAGGTGACGACGGGGATATTCTTCTCCTCAGTCCGTGTTTCCACTTTCAGCGTGTCGCCGCTGATGGAGACGGTGGTCTCGATACCCGGAGTTTGTTTTTGGTCTATTCCAGTAAATACGATTCCGGTTCCGGGTATATACGACAAAGTACCGGTAAGCGTGGAGCGCTCGGCCGGTACTTGTATCGTGTCGATGGTCTGTTTCTCGATAAACTCGGACTTGACTAACTTATGTTTGCTCTTACAGCCTGCCGCTGCCACCAGCAGCGCAAGGCAAAAAAAAATCTGTGTTTCATCTTTTCTATTTATTATAGGTTGGAATGCATCTTGAAATCACAAATTGTGATATCAAATCGTTTTCTTCAAGGTCACAAATTGGGTCCTTGAAAGATATATTCTTTGCAAGATACCGATTTGGCATCTTGAAAGATTTTCGATCTATATCGCTAATACTTGAACATAAAGAAGATCCTTTATTAGGACAATCTTTGTACAGTTTAAGAACCTCACATAAAAATCGGTGGGGACATTCCTTACAAAACTTTGACCTGTTCATATTACATTATCTTTATTTTGAACTTTAATTCTATTTCCTATTTTCAATATATACACTGGATATTCGGGAGCTCCCCATTCTCTTATTCCTATTCCTCTTTTTATTTCTATTAAATTAAAATACATAACTCTTTCTGTATATCCGTATCGAAACCTGACAGCATCATATTTATGGCTTTCAAATCTTTTTATCCAATATGGTTTTATCTCCCGATATTCTTCTCTTTTTTCCCCAGATTCTATCATGCAATACCATTCCTTTTTTAAGGGCAAATCTATAATTTTCATGATTAGAATAATTGTGTTTGTCGTTTATGAAATTCTTGATCCTCCCATTCTTTGATTAACCGGTCCACGTCTTTCTCGGCCTGTTGCCTCGCGTCTTGAAACTGGTAATCATTTCTTTTACTTGCGGCTTTCTTCTGGTAGTTCCGCATCCTGCGTACCGCATCCATGATTTCGTTTACTTCCATATCTCAATTTTTTACGTGTTAAGTAATAGGGTAATAAGTGTGCGAGCCCTTATTTTATTTTTGCCGCGATACTTTCGTCCGCCATCTTGACCGGACAACAACTACTTCCATAAGCATATACCGTCTCCATTCCTATTATGGTTTTACCTTTCAACCATACTCTCAATACATATGAAAATCTATGAGCTTTTTTTGCTTCACACAATGTATGATGATATGTTTTAGTTCTTTCTTCAAAAAACATTTTTTTTATTTCCTTTTCTTTCATGGCTTATTTCCTTTATTACATTTATACTCATTATATGCTTCTCTAATTTTTAGATATATCTCATATTGGGACTTTGTAAAGGGTCTGAACGAATGATTTAACCATCTTATGATATATTGGACTTTATCGTCTGTATAATCTTTGTTATCGTTTGTAATTATCCAATCGTTATTCTCATATTTTTTTGCTCGAATAAATGCATCGATGAGCCCCGGCATCTGAATAAGATAATAAGCGTTCGATTTAATATTTGCTTTCGGACAAACCAAGCATCCTACTCTTTTACTATGTTTATATTCTGGATTAATGGGCAATTTATTTTTTCTCATATAATCCCAAACATCATTATCCGTCCAGTCAATAATAGGCTTTAATTGTATTATGTTGCTTGTTCCTGTCGACTGGCAATGTTCCTCAAAAAAACTATCGATTAAATCTTTATTTTTCTTCAATAGTGTCTTGTTTTTGATTTCGAATGTCGTTCTTGCTCTGCGTCTAAAACTTTCTGCTTTGCGTACTCCAACGATAGAGCATTTATCCACATATTTAGGATTGTGTTTGTATTCAGCGCAACAATATGCAGCTTCGACAGTAGGCAAAAAGCCATGATGGTTTACATATATGTTTTCTATAAATCCAAATTTATAGTCTCTACGCCTTATTACTTCGGGGTAATTTTCCCGGATAAACTTTCTTGTTACATGGCTTTCGAAAGCATGATTATAATAGGCTTTGAAATTGATGCCTGCTCTTTTACAGAGATCAAAACAAACTTGGCTATCTTTCCCCCCTGAAAATCCTAAACAGATCTCAAAGCCCATCACCTCCGCTATTTTCGCGAATTTTTGAATGCGGTTAATGGCTTGTTGTTCGATTTCGTTTTGAAAAAGATTCATCTTTTATTCCTCCTTAATAAAATCCTCCCGTATAAATTTATAGGGCCTTCCGGTCTTGGTTCCTCCCTTTTCCGGTCTTATCGTCCCTGTATTGGGATCTGCTTTCATCACATAGTAGTCATATCGCGTCATGGGTTCCGGCCTCATGTTGAGATCGTATTTCAGAAAATCGATGATTGTAGATTTCGATATGGTGAATCCTCCCACTTGGTTTATTTCTATCGCAAGATCTTTCGGAGAGTAATATAATTCAACGGTTCCGTAATCGATAAAGCTCTGCCGGATAAAGTCCTTTATCTCTTTAACAGCTTTGTTTTCCGTGCGTTCCTGTACACGGATTAAACTTTCCGTCATATATACCTCCGGATTGAACCCCATTCTCGACTCCCCGCATTCATAATGATATTTTCTTTTCGAAAGGTAATAGAGAAAGGCCCCTATCTCTTTCTCCATCTTGCTCATGATAAAAGGATCGTCTTTTTCCAATACGCCTACTTTGAGGACGGCATAACGGTTTTCCCCTTCGTCTATCTGCATGAAGTTCGTTTCGTTGTTCGAGCATACGATGATGTGCATGTAGTTCTTTATCTCGCTGGCGTCTTTTCCCTTCTGCTCCATCAACATGTTGGGGTTGGTGGCCCAGTTCTTTATCTTTTCCTTTATCTCCGTCCTTTTTTCACTCACGAAGGCTTCCTCTATCCCGACAATCAATTTATCGGAATATACGCCTGAAAATTGGCTGTTTAACCGGTCAGAGTCGACGACGATAACATTCTCTTGGAATATGGCCCGCATAAGGTAGAGGAAAGTCGATTTACCGGTGTTCCGTTCTTTCGACACGAAACAGAGAACCGGCATTTTCTTCCGGGGCTCGAAAAAGGTGTGCTGTATGTAGTCCAATCCGAACTCATACATCGTTTCCCCCGCTAAATTGGTATCTGAAAAGATATGCCGCAAAAAGGATTCTATCGTTTTCCAGCTCCCCGGTTTTATGTCGTGATATACCGGATTATAGCGGTTATAGCTTACTGTCTCTATGCCTTCGAAAACCTCTTTCTTTATGCGCCTGTATTTATTCGTGTTCTCCGGCTCGTTAAAAAACATCTGGTAACGGGGTATCAACGAAATATCCTTCACTTCTTGTTTTACCGTCCCTTCGTTATATCTTACCAGCTTCATAATGGGCTGTTTGTGCTCTTTGTCGTGGTCGTCGTCGAATACGATACACTTTCGGTAATACTGGTCGGCCACCTTGATAAACATCTTGGCTTTGGTAAGATTGTCCCTGACAACCTTACTCCCGTCAAAGTAATAAGAGGCTCCTTTCCACTTAAATATCCTATCCTCCAATATGGCTTTGTAATTCTCGTAAAAATTCGCCACGTTGTCGAGGAAGAAGTATTTTTCGAGCTTGTATTTGATACCGGGAGAAAGAGCCATGCAGTTAATGAAATCCTTTCTCCCTGTAATCAAGTCGTTCAATTCCTCGACCAGCTTTGTTTTCTTCTTGGGTTTCAGCGTGGCGATCAAATCGTCCAACCCTTTTGCCGATTCGCTGTATTTGGTGGCTATATGGGAGAAATACAAATCGACATCGAAGGGCTTCATGTACTCCATGAAGTTTATGACAGCGGAGCAAAAGTTTTGTAGACGGGTAGACAGGTCTTTGTCCTCTGAATATTTCACGTCGAGCAGGTCGGCGTCGAAAAGCAGAGCCACGTTGTCGGGCTTACAGCGATCGATAATCATTCGTATATAGTCGTCGATCGTGTTGTTCTCCTTGTCCTTGATGTTCTGAATACCTCCTATACCTATGATAGGAAGTCCCAGCACATCGCCGGAAAGGGCTTTGATCTCGCCCTCGACGATAAACAGCGTCTTTATTTTCTCGGCCAACCGGTATCTTCTGACTATGCCGGGAGTCATGTAGGTATATACACCGGTTTTCGGCGGCTGGCTGTATCGCATTGTCTTTTTCTTCCCGTCCTTGTCCTCGTACTCCTGCGGTTCCATGTACCGGAGACGCTCGAAGGGGATTTGCCGGCCTTCGTGTTCATAAGTGGCGACTTCTCCGTTCGGATCGCAATAGGGCAATGTAATGGCCTGCTTGCGCTCGTTCAGCCCGATAACGGGTACTTCCTTCGGTTGCCCGGAGTAGTATAAGGTTCGTTTGTTTTCAGCGGCGGAGAGCCCGATATTCGCCAAACGGGTATTGAGATATTCTTCTAATCGTGTCATAACAGAATGGTATCGTTTTTAACGACAATTTCGGTCGTGTCTATGGTGATGTTCATTCCCGGACGTTCGTTGTCCGGCAAGGGCGGTTCTTCCGGTATTTCCTTCGGTATGCAGGACGCAAGGAAAAGAAGGATAAATAGGGATTTAATTCGCTTCATCGGTTGCTTTTGCCGGTTTCTCATTCTCCAATACAAACAATGCGACTTTCAATGTATGTTTGATTGATGGAACCACTTTACAAAGTTCGTATAACGATTCGGATATGCTTGTTCCACTCCCTTTTACTTGCAGAATCCGAGCATCTTTTGTTTCTATCAAAACAAGAGCCGATTTAACGTCCTTATCTTTTTTTATTGTATTTACGAAAGAATCTAATATATCGCTTATATTTTGTTCGTTCTTTATTTCCATAATGTCAGTTGTTTATTTTTCCTTTAAAATTTTGTATATCAATATAAGTACTGCTATAATGAGTAGCAATGCACACATTAGTAAAGATCCCGTTAGTGTCAATTCCATTATAGTTTGTGCCTTTTCCATTTTTAAGAACTTTAATCGTGAATGTTTCCGGTGATGATCATTCGCTTCAAGTCATAGCCGGATATCTGGTAAGTGGGGTTGTCGATTCCTTTACCGACATACCCGGCTCCGTCCTTGTCGTACTCGACTACGAATTTATATCCCTTGTATTCGAAAGTGTCGCCGGTATAGATGGGGGTTCCTGTTTTATCTTCCACATCGATGGCTTTTCCAACGGTGGCAACGTCCACCTGTATGTATTTCTTTTCCACGCCGTAAATCCATTGTTCAACGAAATATCCGTAATGCCAGATTCCCGCGGCGTCTCTACCTCTGTATAATTTCGATGGTTCCATAATAATAGTGTCAGACAGTTAAGGGTTTAATAATCTATATCTTCTTCGTCAAAGTCATCTTTAAATCGGTCGTAGATATCCGGGTAAATATCCGATAGCCTTTCAAAGTTTTCTTCGGTAACATGAATAACTTCAAAACTTTTATCTCCTATATCGGATATACTATATTCCTCTTTGTCTTTGCTTATATGCCCCTCTCTCTTAAATAGATCTTCTGCCGTTTTCGACCTATCTATGGATTTTATTAGATCACTATCATTGTGATTATATGCGTAATCATCTACTTGTGACATTACTAAATTCAACATGTCTACTTTATCCGCTGAATAATCGAGCATGCTATTCGTGCGCCTTGCATGGTTTATTTCAATAGCTACCCACCAGTCTATATCGTCACGACCTCTCAAACGGGGTGATTTTTTCGATTTGCGAATTTTTCCGACTTGATTATCCGGCTTGAATCCGAATTGATCCAGCCATCGATTCAACTTGGTTTTTGTCATGTAGAGTTCTTTTACATGCCCATTATCCTCTCTCAATTCTACTCGGAAAAGGTCTCTCCCGTATTCATCTTGCCCTCCCGGATAGACTTCTGCCCGGCTATTGCGATCCTTCGATCTGTACTGAGTTCCTCCGATAGAATGTTTACCTCTCACTTCTTTGTACCCGTAGCTTTCCAAGAACTTTTGAGCTCCCCGCAAGGATTTGAATTTTTTACTCGAATATTCCGTGACCGCGATATACTGGTCTTTCCCGTTAATAATGATGCCACCGTTGGCGGATCCATTTTTGTAGTTAATAATTTCCATACGTTTAATAATTTATGGGTTAGTAATTTTTTTGTTTAAAAGGGTAGTTCGTCATCTTCCGGCTTACAGGCGCCTATGATTATGATCTCTTTTTTGCATGAAGCGACGGTAGAAAGAATAAAAACCTCTTTACCGGTTGTTCCGGCCAAGCGATAAGCCTCTTTCGATGCGCTTTCGAATGAATCGTGCTTGTATGTGGGGCTGTTTCCTCCCTCTACATAAATCATATAAAATCCTGCTTGTTTCATATTCTTTTATTTTATGGTTAGTATTCGAATATTCTTTTACCGGCGATTTCCTCTATTTTCTGCATGGCGAGATAAGGAATCTTCGTGCGTCCACTCAGCCAATAAGAGAGCACGTAGCGCGTTATTCCGCAGTCCCGCATGATCTGTTCCCGGATTTCCGGGAGTATGCCGACCGGAATTGTCGAAAGCCACGCTAACAGCCTGTCGTTGTTTGTTGTGTCTGTCGTCTTTTTCATATTTTTTTTGCTTGTTTTGTGTCGTTTTACTTATTTTGTGTAGGATTACACACAACAAAGAAAACTATTTTATCTACAAATAGATATTATTTTATAGTTAAAAATATTTATAAAACAAATTTTCATTTATAACAACATGGATTACAAGCTATTAAAAGAAAGAATAAAAAGCAGTAGAATTACTTTTAGAGAATGTGCTTCTTTTGTCGGATTAACAGAGGCTGGACTCCGTCAATCTATCGAAGGCGAAAGAATTACAGTTTCTGTGTTTGAAAAACTTTGTAAATTATTAGGTGATACTCCTTTATTATACTTAGATCCTATTGGCTATAATGTAACAGGAAATCAAAATCTAATTGGAGGAAATGGAAATCATTTAATTATATCCCAAGAAGCCGCTGAAATTTCTACTCTTAAACAAAGAATTTTCGATTTGGAAAAATTGGTTGAATCAAAAGAAAAAACTATCTCCATACAAGAAAAAACTATTGAATTACTAACCAACAAAAAATAA